GGATTGAGTGTGGAAAGAAAATACACCAAGCAAGATCAAAATTCAAAGGTTATCTAAAGGCACTGGATAAGAATAAGGATCCACTTTATGAAACGGAAATGATCAAACACCATAATGCCCCTGGATTCTATGATCCCAGATACAACCATTACAATGCAAAAAGGATGGTGGAAGATTCTGGATTTATGCCCAATGGAAACATATGGTTGAAAAAGAGTTGGGGCACTGACATATGGAGTTCTGCAAGTCCAGTCCCATTCTACAAGGAACCATATTGGCACACCACACATTCAATTAGGAAAAGCAATGATTGGATTATGGAACACTTGGACCATATGGAAAAAAGGATTGCAATGGGATTGTTGGAAAAGGAACATTTCAAAGTTATATTTGACACATTGGAACCATTGATAATTGAACTGCCCTTGCAAGTGAAACAAGGTGATCACAATCAAACGATATTCCAAGTTATGGACAAGTAAGTATGGAACGAGACCTTTACAATTTCAAAAAATTCAAGTTGGAAGAAGTGATTAGGTTATACACATATTTGAAACTTGAAAAACCTAGGACACTTGATCAACAATTACTATACACGGCCTTAGAAAACTTTCTATGGGACGAATATAGATTATAAAATTTAGTAGTGATGATTAGTTTGAGAGCTACTGAATCGCAATCCAGCAACGGCCTCGTATCTGACCTTGGCCACGACATAATGTTGCTGGATTGTTGAAATGCTAGACAACCAATTCAAGACTATGATAAACTTACAAAAAATAAAAGATGACAACCAAGCACTTGCCAAAGCCAGCAAGAAAAAACCCACTGCATTGTGGACATTCTATCATTCACTGATTGTTATAGAACTTGGTGTAATTATAGCGATAGAGCTATACGAACTGCTAAAACATACAAATTAGAAGCACACAGAGACCTTTTAAAGGGGGTCTAACTGGCTACCTGGGGTGTTTGTATGTCCGTGTTTTTTTACTTTGCTAATCTATCCATATGTGCATAGATCCTACCAATAACTTTATCCAAAGATAACATTTCCTGTGTCAGCATAGCCACCATAGTCTGTAGTTCTATGATCGTGATCAATGCCCAGGTTGATAATCCCATCAATATGGTTCCCAACAAGGCTATCAGCATAGTGTTTGTTTTTCTGCTCACTTGCCTTGTCCTTTGTATTGTTTGAAGCTTCGTCTTTTTGATTTGTTCATCTTACAAAGGCTGGGCTTCCTACCTATGTTTGTTTTATGATGAGTTGGTTCGTGTGTTGATTGTTCTTTTACTTTAGCCATTATGATTGTAGAATATCTAGATATTCAGCATACAGCCAATCCAGATGTTCATATTCCCAAGGTTCGTAGTGTAAGAAATCTTTTAAGTATTGTTCAAATGTGAATCGCCAATGTGGACTAGCAAATTTAAGATCTACTAGACCCGCTCCGTCACTTACCATAACCCCTTGACGAAAGGAATAAACATTGAAGCCACTAACAATAACAATATGGCCCACAATCTTGTATCCATTTTTCTAACATCATCTTCTATGTGTTTCAAGTGATTGGTTTTGATCACAGATATATCTTTTTGTATCATTTTGACATCAGTTTCTATTTTGTTTATTCTTTGTGAGTTTTCTTTTGCTGTCATAGTGTTATACCATATACCATCCGTTGCCAGCCAGTGTGACATTGTTCTGTGCCGCCGCACTTGGTAAGCTACCAAGATTGGTCACATTTGATCCACTAGCAAATTTTAAAGTGGAAGAATAGTCTTGATTGTTTGCGATAGCATTACCTATCTTTATTCTTGTTCCTGTTGTGTCAACCTGTAGTGTTCCTGGTGTTGTAGTATCCATTGTGCCACTTGTGGCTTGGTTGTTTGCAAAACCTGATCCAGCTGTGATCCTACCGTGATAAGTTTGAACTGAACTTGGATTCACAGGTAATCCACCTAATTTTAAATCAGCATTGTAAGCCGTTAAATTTGATCCATTTTCTGCATCAATTGTTATGTTAGCAACCACTTTAAATTCCCAAAAAATGATAGCACCCATCTTGATGTAGTTGCCTGTCTGTGTAGAATATGATATACTTGTAAAACTGCCAGCACTCAATTCAAATGCAGGAGTCCAACTGACTTTAGTGTTGTTGGCTATGTTTGACAGTTCATCAAATGCACTCTTTATATTAGGTCTTGCATCTTTGATAGAATCACCGTCATTGTCAATGTTGGTTGTGATTATGTTTCCTGGAGTCGCCCAAACCATTATCTGTCATATCCTTTCATAGTCCAAGACCAAAATTTCTTAAAAGGCCATTTTATTATGCACCATACACATATGCATCTACATACTTTATACTTGCCCATAGTCATCCCTCTCTATTAACTAGCTGATATTGTAGTTGAACTTATAGCTAACACTTTCCAAGCACCAGCTGAAGTATAGACTGCTAAACAATCTGCACCAGCATTACCATTGCTACAATAAGCAATGTCACCTTCCGCGGCTGTGACTGCATTCAGTTCAGCAACCGTTTGTGGTTTTAAATTTAATATGTTTTCAATGTTGACACTCTTGCCTGATCCTGGTGTCAGTGTCAAATCAGTAGTAGCCTGCACACCTGAGTCAGCTATCACTTTAGTAGTTGATGCATCTAGTTTAGCGGCACCACCTGCTGTGTTCAACCCATCTATCACATTGGTCAGTTCATCAACAGCATTCTTTAGTTCTGGTCTCGCATCTGCTGGTGAGTCTGTTGCTTCATCTAGATATGTTGTGTTGTAATTTGATTTATTGCCCCAAGTCATTGTTTTCTCCTGTTTTAACTATTTATTATCCTGCACTCACTTTCAATGTGCCTGAACTGTTCCAAAGTTGTCCCGCCACACTTGGGTCTGATGTTGGTAAGTCCTGCATAATAACCTTTAGATCACCTGTTCCACCTGAGTTGAAATTTACTTGTAGATCGTTTGTGGGTGTTCTCTTTAATTGTAGATAACTTGAACCAGATCCTGCTATGTCCTCTGGAAAGAAGTTTATCCAACCAGTGGCCGTGTGCTTTGTTCCTGGTCCACCTACATCTTCTGGTGTGCCACTGCTCTGTGATCCATCAAACACCACTAGCTTGTAAGAATCATCTGCATCTTTGTGTATTTGTAGAGTTGGTTCTGATGATGTTATGGCTCCCTGAGTGTGTAAGCCTATGTTTAAATGTCCTTTGTGTGAAAGTGTGCAACTGGTTCCGCCACCTGAATTCAATAACTTGAAATTTGAATCAGCACCAAATGATCCTGAGTTGTTAAATTGTATTTCTGTGTTTGATCCAGCTGGTGATGTGCTTCCGCCACCTGTCTGATCGCCAACTTCAAATGTTTCTGTGGTTGAGTTGTAAATCAATATCTTACCATTTGCTGGTTCTGATGCTAGATCAAATGTGTCTATGAGTGCATCAATCTTGCCTTGTGCATCTGATATCAAACCTGATGCTGTTAATTTTGTTGGGTAGTTATAAGCCATATGTTATTCCTCCAAGTTTATTCCTGTTGGACTGACTGATAGATTACCTGCTATACCTTTAGCCAATATGTCTGCCGTGGCCGCCTGTCCTGTGACATTGAAAGCATTGTTGTCAACTATCCTGATAGTCTTGTTTGCTTTTGATACAATCTCACCTGCTAATTTTTTGTTTGTCTGTTGGACTGGTGTTATTATTATGTTGGTCAATACACCAATCTTGTTGAATGTCAAAGTGTGTGCATTGCCTGATATACTTTGATCATCCAGTTGTTCTGTGACTGTGTCTGTTCTCACTTCCCAATTGAACTTGCCTAGCACAGGAACACCTCTCTGTGTGGGTGATGTAAATTGTTCTACGAAAGCTGTTATTCTTAGATATCTACCCGTGAATGCACCATATGATTGATCACAATAACCTTCTTCAAAGTAGTCCAAGAAAGCATATGTCTCAACCGTGCCATTGTCCGTGTTGTCTGCTGTGTATTTAGATTGGAATGTTGCTGAACTCATATCACTGTTCACACTTGTTTCAATCACTACCCTTATGGTTCCTGTTGCATTGTAGTTGACTTCTATGAAACCACTTAGGTTTGATCCTAGGTCAATTATCTCTGTCTGATATCTCAAAGGAGTGCCGTTAGCACCACCCACAGCGGGTGAGTTATGTGTGACCCAACTCGTGTAGTTGCCCCAGGTGGGTGCATTGGCCCAAGTGACATCACCGTGATGGGTGATGGTCCTTAATTCTGTGTCTAGTGTCCCGTTAAAACTTGCAGGCATTATATACTCCCACTTGCCGTTGCATTGGCATTGGCTGGTAATGTTATAGTGTGGCTTTCAATTGGATTGATGTCACCATTGGCATACACACTGGAAATATTTATTTTGAGTGTGTCACCAAATGAAAGGAATGTGCCATTGATGTTGCTGAATCCACTTCCGTGTGGGTTGGGTAATGACACTTCATTGTTCAATATGTTGTTTCCCATTGTTATCTTGTATATCACTTTCACTGCTTTAAAGTCCACATTGTGATAGTTGTTGTTGTTGATGTTCAATATTGGTTGCTTCTTACCAAATATGGTAGCCACTGCCGTTGAAATAGTAAAATACTTAGAACCTGGCACTGGTGTTGGTGGTGCTGGTTTAGTTGGTGGAGGATTCTGTCCTGGTGGTGTGTGTCTGTCTCTGGCACTCAAATCTGTGTCTTCCTGTCTCTGTGTGACATCATATATGTCATTCTGATGTTCTATCAAACTCAAGTCAACTGTGCCATCGTAGTTCAATTTCTGTGCCGTGACCCTCCATATGTATTCTGGAAAGGTGTAAGAGCTACTAGTTGGTGCCTTAAACATAAAACCAAATCTATCATTGGTTGTGCTGGCATTCTGTGTGTTGTAGCTGTGTGTTATTGTGCATAACTCTCCAGCCACCAGCTGTTGTCCTTCTGATGTTGTCTTGATCTGAACTTGTAATTGTTTCCTACTTCTGTTGACCAAGTATTCAGCATAGTGTTCTGCTCTCTCTTTGTTGGTTATACCTGGTGCACCTGACTTCAATATCAATGCTTCGCCACCATCTTCCGCCAAGAAGCCTGAGTCCTGGTGTATGGCTGTGTCTGATTCAAAGTCTTTTAATTTGTTTGAAAATGTTATGTGTGCTTCATTGTATTTGCTGTTCTTGTCTGGTGATATCACTGTTATGTCACCTATGATCATATCATCTGTTATCTCTATCAAGTTGCCTGGTGTTGATTCTGCTGTCTCAATTTTCAATTGATACTTGCCATTTGTGTATGGTAAGAAACCTCTGCAGGTCTGTAATAATTTTTTAGTGTTCTGGAACATATTGTCCTCTGGTTTAACGAATGAGTTGCAATCAAAAAGGTCCTCACTGCCACTGCCAAAATTAACTGATGCATCGCATACCTGTTGTGCCGTCCTGAATGATGCAAAGTCTATCCTGTTGTCATTTAGACCTTTACCATATCTTGGATTTCTCAAGTAGTCCATCAAACAGTCTGCTGGGTTGTCTGAGTATGTTATTGAGCTTAGATCTGAACCATATGTGTTTGTGTTGGTTGTGCCGTGTGAGCTATAATTACCACTCAATACTTTTTTGCCCTCAACTTCAACCAATATCTCTGGTAGTCCTCTCCAAGGATTGAATCTGGTCTGATTACCATCATCATCAAAGTCTGCTTTGACCCAAGTGAACTTGCAGGCCACATATGCCACACCTCTGAGTCTGTGTGAATCTGTCCAATCACCGTGTTCTTTGAGTAGTTCACTGGCTTGTTGATTCTCTTGACCTGTGAAAAATTGGAATTCTGCTTTTGCTTCATTGTTCACATAGTATTTTGAACCTGCTACTGTTTTAACTGTTGAACTGTTTGTGGGATTCACAGGAAAATTTGATATTGATTGTTTTTCATCATCTATGTATATTGATCTGAAACCATTTATCTCACCTTCGCATACTGCTAGACAAACATATAGGTGTTTGTGATCATCACCTGTTGTGCCTGCCCAAACCCTTACACCACCAATCAATCTACGACCATACACCACTGGGATACCCTCAACATTTGATTGCTTGTTGACTTTTATACCTGATGCCCTGTCCTCGTAGTCTGCTCCAGCACCCATATCTGGTGCATCAAAGCTCATACCAAAGGCACCCATAAAACCACTGAATATGTTAGTGACTGCCTTGACTATCTTTTTGAATATGTTTACGACTGGTTTGAATATCTTTGCAATTGGATTACCACCCTTGTTGTGGACTAGATATCCATCTGCGAAATATGTGTTGTCATTGTCTAATGATATGTTATAAACTCTCTCAAACCACTTGAAAGGATTCCAACTGCTCTTTATAGAGTAGACTGTGATCTGTCCTTTCTCCGTGATTATCTTGTCGCCAACTTTTAGTGGCTTGATCTTTTCTAGATCTTTGTGTTCGTGGAACCAATTGGCCCAACATTCTGGATCATACCATTTACGATAGGGTTTGATTGCTCTCCAACCCAACTTGGTCATAAAAGGATGTTCAGCTGTTGTGAAATACTCTCCGTCGTTTATTGAATATTTTCTTCTGAAGTGAAGCCAAGGTTTGTGTATCTTTGTGACTGTGTTCTTGCCATTGACACCTTTGATCTCATCACCTTTTTTGATGTCCTTGATGGCCTTTACCTTGCCATTGCTTAATTTTATCTGTGTATCACCTGCGAAACAGCACATTATCTTTTGCCCTCCATTTCAAAGTATAAGAAAGGTTTCTTGTATGGTCCAAACTGTGGATATAGATCCTGCACCTTGAATCCCAACCATTCCAACCATTGTATGTGTTGGATGTGATCTTTATAAACAAAGTTCCACATTTTCTTGTAGTCCAATTGTTTTTGTGCTATCCATCTTCTGCATTCTACTAGGAACAGTTTCTTAAGATGTGGTTTTGAGTCTAAGAAATCACTCATCAATAACCAAGGTGATCCCTCTTCGCCAACTACACCAGCCACACCAAACATACCAACCACTGTGTCATTGACCACTATGCTGTTGCTCTCAGCACTATTGCTGAAAGTGTATTCAAGTCCATCGTGTGCTGACATATCAGTCATCCATCTTATGGTCTGCTTGTCCATTGGTCTCAACCAAGGTGATAGGAATTCCACATCCCACTCCACACTTGGTCTATAGTAAGCATTTAGATTCATTTGCATATTAGTTCTGTGGCCCCCATCTTAGATCTGCTATCATTGAACTGGCATATTGGAAACCATCATCTCCTGCGAAAGTTCCTGTGCCATCATATCTATCTGTGTTTCTCTGTGTGGTTGTGTTTGTGATCCTGCCATTCTGTTGTTGGAAGTTGGCCCAATGTGTTGCCACTGATATTGATATAGTGGCGGAATTATCACTTTCTTTGATCTGGAAATTCTTCACATTGCCATCAAATAATAAAAATGTTTTTGTTTGATCTGTTGTGCTACTAACACCAAAGCTTCTGTGTATGACCACCCTCTTGTTGATTATGGGATAGTGTAGTATGTCAGCTATGATACCATCTGATGTGTTGTCCACACCTGACAGTGATATAGATAATGTGTTGACCCTTAGTTCTGTGGTCTCTGACACTGGTGAAAATGTTAAAAGATTACCAGCGGCTTTGTATAAGTTAGCACCATTGTCTGGTGCCGTTGTTGAATCCCAAGTTATATCGTGGAAGTTGTCTGTAAGATATAAGTTGTCTAGATTTGAGTCATCAAAATGTAGTTCACATAAATGAAAGCATCTGACAGCATTTTTCTCCAGTTCGCCTGTGCCGTCACCTTCGTATATTGTGTTAGTGCCGTCTACGACTATTCTACCCATTATACTGCCTCCACTACATCAAATTCTATTGTTCCAAATCCCGTCTCATCCACATCATATCCAAAATTATCTCCAACCAATCTACAAGTCAATGTGAAGTTTGAACCTGCTAACACGGAGTCTGTGTCTACTACTGCTTTGACTAAACCTGGTTCAAAATCAATTGTGTGATCACCTGACAATGTGGTTGTGACCATATATGCTTTAGTGTGTCCTGAGTTGTTGAAGTTTATCATATCACCTGCACTGAACTTGTTGATATCATCAACTTCTATAGATGTTGATCCAACGGCTTTCTGTGCCGTGGTGCTAGAACTTTTTATACCTACGGTTGTGACACCACTCACTGTCGTTTCTGTCAACGGTGTGGGTGCTATCGTGAATGTGCTGAATGATCCTTTTTGTTTTATCAAGAAACCATATATTGCTCTCAATGATTTCCTTGTCATTGGTGCCATTGTTATCCTAGCTGACCAAAATTGTCCACCAAAACTTCTTATCTGTTGTCTACCTGATAGACTCTGTGTGGCCACACTTGGTTGATTGGATACAAATTCCATTGACTGTATGTCTACACCTGCTGGTAATATTGCATTAAATTCTGCCATTATAGTTTAAATCCTTTCTGCCAACTTTTTATGGCCCAGTATGCTGGACTCAATGTTTTTTGTCCTCTCACTTTGTCTAGAACGGCTCCCATTCTTGCATTGAAGCTTTTTCTCCTTGCAGGATTGTTTCTACCAATGCTCATACCTTTCTGTCCAAAGTTCACTTTCTTTACACGGCCACTAGATTGATCTTTGACGAATACTTTAAATTTTTTCACATCGCCTCTCATCACTTTGTTCAATTTCACTGTTCTGTTTTGATACTGTGCCATTATGCTAATGCTGGTCTCCCTTTGTCCATCATAGCATCATTTATAATGCCCACAATGGTTTCTCTCTGTTCTGTCAGTGTGTCTTGGAAACTGTTTGAATCAATGGCACTCACATTGAATACCACTTGAACTGGTTTCTGTTGTGTTGCTGTTGATCCTGCTCCACCATCACCAATCTTGTGGTTAGGAATAATATTACCTGATGATTTAGGAACAAATAATTCTGGTCCTTTTTCACCAACGATGGCTGGTTGATCTTTTCCTATTGGACCACCCTTGGCCATACCAGGAATTGGAAATGGTAGAAATGATCCTGCTAATTTTTTCAATGCGAATGTTAAAGCCGCCTGTGTCGCTATCCTTATAAGATCTCTTATAACCATATTGGCGAAGTCTTTGAACTTGAACTTACCTGTCATTACGAAGTTGGTCAATGTGTCTGCCATTCCTGTGAAAGCATTTCTACCAGCATCTCCCAGCTGTTCTGATATGCTTTTTTGTTCTGCCATTTGTGCTTTGAATCCATCTGTGTATGATTGCAAAGCTGATATGTTCTGTTCATTGAAATCTTTGATGCCTTCAGCCTCCAACTTGTGGAACTCCATCTTCTTCTTGTGCATCTGTGTGGCTATGAATAATTCTTTCTTTTCTCTCTTGGCATTCTCTGCCGCTATCTCTTTGTTCTTTTGTTTAGTCAACTCTGATTCAATCTTGTTGATCTTGGCCACCCTTATAATTCTGTCCACGTAGTCCAATGCTTCTTTGACCATTCTATTTGCTTCAGCTATCTTTCTCATAGCTGTGTCATAGTCATTACCTGATTCTGTGATAATTTTTCCTAGGTCAATGCCTGCCTCCGCGGCAGTCTTGAATGCATCTGTGTTTTTTAATTTGTCAAATAATGATCCTGCTTTTTCCGCCGCATAATCATAAGCATCTCCAAATGGTCCTCCAATTGTGAGTGCCAGTCCTCTTGCTTCGTGGTCAAATTGTTTCATACCAGGAATGATCCTTGCTATGAAGTTGTGTGCATCAATCAATGAATCAACGAAGCCAAAGAACTTTTCTTTTACAAAGTCAACGGACCTTGCGACCTTTTCTGCTATGAAGTCTCTGAACTTGCTCATTACTTCACCTAGGTGATCAAACACGGCTGAAACCTGTGCCAATGTTCTTCCTAGTCCATTTTGAACTGATAAGGCACCAATCAAACTTGCCACCGCTACCAATACCAAACCAAATGGGTTTCTTATCATTGCCGCTGTCAGTAATTTGAATGCTTTTGTTATACCATTGATAGTCAGTATCAATGCTCCACCTACGGCTGGTGCCGCTATGGCTCCCATTGCTACTCCAACCTTGTCCATATTGTTGCCCATAATCAATAGTGCATCATTGAACTTGCCAATCACTGTTCCCAGTGCTTTACCTAAACTCTTTTGAAATTCTTCATTGCCAATTATGGCATCTGTCATTGTGGTCACCACATCACCTAATGCTCCTGACAGTCCTGATTTACCAACTAGGTCTTTAGCATTGTTGGCCGCGATACCCAAGTTGGATACTTTAGTTGATAAGTTCTGTAATACATTCTGTGTGGCACCACCAAAATCTTCCTGGATACCTTTAGATAGTGCGGCTGTTATTGCCGCGGCACCCTCTGCCGTCTTACCATACTCTGATATCTGTAATCTGGTTAGGCCAAGTTGTTCTTCCAATATTCTGAAAACAGGAACACCTCTGTCCGCCAGTCTGTTAAGTTCTTCCAGACCCAAACCACCTGATACTGTTCTAGAAAATAGATCAGTCATAGCTTCTAGTGTCCCAATCTGGTCAGTCGTGATCGCCGCTGTGTCTGTGAATGTGGTCAACAGTTCTTTTGTTGGTTCAATACCTGAAGCTTTCAATTTGATGAATGCTGTAGATAGATCCTCTACACTGAACTGTGTCTCTGTTGAAAACTTGGTGATAAAATCAAAGGCCTTACCACCTTCTCTGGCTGAGCCAGTCACTGATTTCAATGAAGTCCTAAGATCTTCAAATCTCATAGAAGTTGATATTATTGATTTAGCAAAGGCACCTGTGGCCAAGGCCGCACCAACTCCTAATAGTGTTTTTTGTAGACTACTGAAACCTTTTGAAGTATTTTGTGCTGATGAACCTACTTTTTTTAGGTTCCTTTGCACACTACCAAAGGCTTTCTGTGTTTTATCTACTCCTTCTAATATTATCTGCTCTTTTGCCACTTTTTGCTTCCTTTTCCTGTTCCTGCTGACGGACTTTGAAATATGCTAACCAAGTCCTGAACTCTAAAAGGGACATTTCCTGAATCTGAACCAAAGTTACCTTTAAGTAGTCAGCCAGTGCCATCTGTGCATACAGATCGCTGTCCCTGGTTAGTTTTTTGCTATGTCGTCCACAGTATCAGCTGATGCATTGTTGATCTTTGTAGCTATCTTTATGATAACACTTGGGTCAACTTCGTGTATGAAAGTTGGTCTGTCTGTGCCTTTGAATAACAGATTACCATCTTTATCCATAGCCTTAAGAATCACACTTTCTACAAGAGCTTCTGCTGTTTTTCCTTGTTGTTGTAATGACATAATCTTGTTTTCAACACTCAAACTGTTTGTTGCTCTGTAGTATATGTCAATACCCCAATCATCACTATGATATTTCATAAGGTCTCCCCCAAGTTTTTCCTTGAAGTGTCCTTTTGCTATCTCTATAGCTGATTGTGTCTTTTTGTCCGTGCTAGTCATCGTTTAATCCTCCTAGTTTTATTTTTTACATAACCAGTCAATATCCTGACTGTGGGTTTTGATATTCCTTTAGGTGCTTGTCTTGATGAACCTTGGTCTAAGAAAGGAATATACGGTGTTTCGTTGGTCACTTTGAAGCCTTTAGAAGTAGATTTCTGCTTCCATTGGCTCTTAGCGAATCCGTTCCTAACAGGTGTTAAGGACCTTGCCGTATTGTATGTCTTAGTCTTAAAATCATCTAAGAGGTTCTTTACCTGACGGCTCAGTTTGTCCGCATCAAAAGAACTTTTGACTCTAATATTTAGGATCATATAACACCTATTAGATTATACAGTCGCTACTGTTAAAGCACCAGTGCCTTGAGCCGCAAATGAAGCCTCTACCATACCATCTACTGATGATGTGATTGAAAAAGATGTGATTATCATTGATCCTGATAATTTTCTTCTTCCTGAATCTTCGCCTGCTGGATAGACTTCAAATGTTGCCTCTGAACCTTCGCCTGTCTTAGTAACCAAATCATCAATTGCATTCTGTATAACATTTGATTCATCAAAGAATACATCACCTGAAAAAGTGAAAGTTGATAAGCCTGGTTTGTAAGTTCTTAAGTTTGCTGTGCCCATTGCTGTCGTCTCAATTACATCTTGTGTTTGTTCAATTGAAAAACTTCTTAGGTTTCCAATTGGATTCAAACCACCAATACCTGCATCTGTGTCATTAAACTTTACCACTCCATCGTGGCCAGTGTAATTTGCCATAGTTATTCCTCCGTGTTATTGTCAGCTTGATCTATGTTGATTGGTTCACCATCGTTGAACGGTGAATCAGTTGGGATTACTTCTGCTTGAGCTTTGACCTTTGCTGACTTCTTTTTAGCCTTTGCAGAAACTTTTTGAGTTGGTTGATCTGGATGTGTTGACCACCCTTGCTCTACCATCTCGTTCACTTGTCGCATATGCTGACAAGCAAATTCTTTACCATCTTTATATACTAATCTTTTTGCCATATTAATTGGTTCCTCGTGTATATTTATATTGAACTGTGTATGTTATATCTACTCTGCCTAGTGGATACAAGGCAGTATCATCACTGGCTATGTTTGATACAAATGAGTTCATTGCCAAGGAGTTTCTCTTACGATCTTCTTCCAACTTCTCTTCAATTGCTTCAACCATTTTGTTCTTTTGTGTGTCAATGTTGTTGTTCACACTTGTTGCAGAGCTCTCCGCCCTAACATAACCTTGTATGATGTAATTGATCGTTCCAAACCTAACACCAGCTGAACCAAAAGCGGCATCTTCTCTGTCCTCTTCTGCTGTTCTAACTATGATAGCAGGATATTGTGCTATGGATAGGGCTGATATGTCTATGGGATTCCTTGAAACCAATACCACATTGGGATCTGTTATCCCTTGTAGTGCTTGGACTATGTTTGCGGCTATATCCTCTCTAACAGACATATTATCTTACCAATCTGTTAAAGTGTTGTGGTTGTTGTTCGTGATCTTCCACTGTGCCATCGCCATCAAAGTCATACTTGACACCATCCTGTAGGATGAAATCTAATTCTTCTCTGAATGCTGACTTGTAGTAGTCCATCATCATTCTAAATCTGTCTGGTTCCGCTGAATGTTGTGTCAGCTGTGGTAGTATGTAGTATGCCAATGTGTGATATACTGCCGCCCTTGTGAACTGTGCGGCTGTTAATTTTGTTGTGACCATTTCTAAATTTACATTGTTGAAATGTCTGCTCACACCTGAATATGAGCTAACACGAGGCCACCACTCAATCCTCAATAGCCTTTGTATGTCAGCTGTTGTTTTTGTGTGATAAAGACTGAAGTCTATGATACCATAATCTTTGATGTTAGGTTCATATTCTAGTATGTCTGCATCTGTTGAATAGTTGCTCATCTGTGTTTCTCCTGTTTATACGAGTGGGTGTATAAAACACCCACCCACATTGTTTATTGTCGTTGCTCCACTATCTAGGATTATGCATCCTGGATTGATGAGTCTGCTTCAATTTCACAACCATAAGAGTCGTGTAATTCACCAACACCATATACTGCTGTTGCTACGATTTCAGTTGCTCTTAAACTTGCATCTCTCTGAGTTTCAATTTTAAGATCCTGTAACATCGCTAGACCTAAAGCATCTTTATGGAATACTGCACCTTTGTAATCACCAGTTGTTCCTGGTAAGTTACCTGATGAGTCAGCCATATTTGATGTTTCATACACAGGAACTCCTGCGATAGATCCAACATAGCCTGATACTAATGCTTCATTACCAACACCTGGATTAGGGTTAGCAAATGTGTTCGTTAAACCTTTCTTAAGGTCATATGCCACATTAGGGTGTAATACACAGGCTAGATCCGTTGCTGGAACACCTGTTGCTCTTAATTTAGCTACTGCTTGGAAAATGAAGTCTGCTGACATAACATTTGATGTCGCCGCTCCACCTACTGTATTAGTAAATCCACCAAATAGTGCTGTAAGATCTGTGTCAATTTTTCTAGCGATTGCTTCACCAAAAAGTTTACCTAAATCTCTTACAACATCTGATTCTGAAACATTCATCGCATAGTCAGTTAGTGTTGTCATAATACCATTTTCTAAAACAGTCAAGTTTGCTACTGAAGTAGAAATAGTTGTTGAACTGAAGTCCGCATTTTCACCTGGTGCCGTTGCTGACACAGTTGGGTAAATTGGAACTTGGATTGTCTTACCACTATTAGCAGGTAAAGTGTAATTTCTCACCAAACCTCTCATAATGGATCTTTCGTTTGCTACAAATAAAGCCTCTGCCACCATTGGTGAAATAAGGTCATTTAATGTAGTAGTTGTTGAGTTTGCCATAATTTATTTTCCTTTTCTATTATGCAAGTCCAGCCTTTTTACGATAATCAGCATATTTCTGCCTATCGTCTGGGTTGGACATATCTAGTTTTGTTATATCAACTTTTTCACCGCTACCAGCTACATCACCTATCTTACTTGTAGAACCAGATCCTGACGGAGTGGCACTGACAAAATGTGGGTTTGCCGTTAAAAATTCGCCAACAAGATCTGATACCGTAATATGTTCGCCCTTATCATTGTATCTCACTTGTCCTGACTTAGGATCAACAATCTCAACATCACCAGCTTCGTTCATTTTAACTTGGTCCTTGACCAGTGTCGCCACTTGGCCTGGATTCACAGCTTTAAATTTACTAGCCGCATCAAGCAATGAACCATCTACCTTGATAGTTTTCACTTGAGTAAGCAAACCGTTTATTTGTGCATCTTTCTTAGACATACTGTCTTTTAAAATCTGTTCAAACTCACCCTTTGCTTTGAGTTTATCTTGTTTTTCCTTTTCAGCCTTATTAGCTAATTCGCTGTAATAATCTGGATCAATTCCTTCATATTTCTTTTCAAACTTTCTTCGCTCTCTAGCGATTCTGTCCGCAACGATCTTGTCTAAGTCCGCCTGTGTAAAAGCCTTTGCCTCTGATTCAGTTGTCGCTTCAGCTGATGCTTCTGCTTCTACTGGAGCCTGAGTTGGCTCAGTGTTTTCTATTTTATTTTCCGTTTCACTCATCGTATACTCCTTTTTTTAAGTTTATAAGTTTAACTCCAACATATTGTTGTATGTTGTATTTATTAGTGTTTCCGCTCACTTCTTATTTGCTCCAAGTTGTATCTACTCTGTTGAATGATTATTGGAGTAGGTGAGCTTTTAAATTTACCCTTGGTAAATTCTGGGTGACTGAAAAAGTATATGCAAGGTGATGAATCATCTTGGTTTAGATCATACACTTCATCGTCTAATTGGTCTATGTCATCTGGTGCATTGGTGTAGACTATGGCATCTGCCACATCATCATCCCATTGTATGTCATTCTGTGCTATGATTGTTGGATCGTATTCTATAAACAATATCTTGCCAGCCATATAGCTGTCTAGACTCCACGGACACACATCAGCAATTGATTTGAAGTAATCTAACCAATTAACCTCTTGATCTTTTCTTTCTACCACCTGATTTCTTACCTGATTTCATTGACTTCTTTTTCTTGTCGTGTTTTTTACCTTTATGCATCTGCTTGTCCCTCTGTGTTAAAGAACTGTGCCATTTCTGGGTGTAGTTCTATTATCTGCTCATTTGTATAACCCTGCTCCACCATTTCTCTCATATGACTGACTAGGTCTGCCACTGAAGTCATAGGTGGGTGGGTCATCTCTCCGCTCTGTCCCTCTAGAGTGGAAACTGGTTGTTGGGTCGCTTGTTGATCAGCTTTGACTTCATCTAGTATGTCCTCATCTTTGATCAATGCTTCTGCCAACATAATATCAATGTGTTGTAGTAATTTTTGATTGGCTGGTTGTGTTTCTTTTGCCTGTTTCAATAGTGCTATCGTGTTTTCTTTGTCGTGTATATTGAATGAATCTGGATAATCTATCACACCATCATATGAGCTGTTCTGCCACAAGGCCCATATTCTCCATATCTGTTCTTCCGCAAGTTCTAATAGATCTGCTTTCTGTGATAGCCTAGCATTCAACAATTGAAATTCTGTCTGTAGTGCTACACCTGACATAGTCCTTGATGTGGTTGATCTCACCCCACCCATATTGGCCATCCTGTTTATGCTATCAGTCTTTTCATTGATGCTGGATATAATCTGTGTTATACCTGAACCACTAGGTTCTAACAAGAAAGGTTTTAGGCCTCC